CTATTGATGCTGACATTGATTTGGGTTTTGATATCTCCCTTACTAAGCGAATTCGTCTTGCTGGTATCGATACCCCAGAGAGCAGAACAACTGATGCGTATGAAAAGAAACTTGGTCTCGAAGTTAAAGATTGGCTCAAAGAAAGACTAAAATTTGCTAAGGATATTCTCATCAAAACAGAACTACCTGATAGCACAGAGAAGTATGGTCGTATCATTGGGCATCTATATGTCAATGGTGAAGAGATTTCTATTAATAATCAAATGATTACTGAAGGATATGCTTGGGAATATGATGGCGGAACAAAGAAAAAAGATTTTGATGAACTTTTAAGTAGAAGGAAATCCTAAATACGGCTGCCTATACAAGAGGTAATTATGGGAGCAGTTGTCGCTGTAGTAAAACCACTTTTAATGCAATTGGCTACAAGTCCAGCAGTTAAGAATCTTGTTATTTCTCTTCTTGAAAAGTATGTAAAGTCTACTGATAATAGTGTTGATGATGTACTTTTTGCAACAGTTAAAGAAGCTCTATTCAAACCACAAGCATGATCACTTGCTTAGTAACCAATTGGGGAGTGACCATCGTTCTTGGATTACTCCTCTCTCTTTCAGAGTGGTTAGCAAAAACAAAAAGGACGAAAGCGAATGGTATTATAGACTTTATAACATTATTTTTGCGTACAGTGCTCAAAAAAGGCCCTAAAAACTAGGGTCTGTTTTTTTATAAATATCATTAGTAAAAGAACATTATAGGTATTTCACATGTCTCTCTGGGGTAAAAAAGACGACGTTTTCTCAGCCGGCACAATTAGCATTAACTATGGTACTAAAGTAGTAACTGGTTCGGGTACAACTTTTGCTACAAGTCTTAGTGTAGGTGATGTTATTGAAGTTGGTGCTGCTGGAACTTTTGGTCGTGCAGTGGTTGCATCAATTACTGATGCTACAACATGTTCAATTGCTTCTACTCAATTTTTAAGTGGTGCTGCAATTTCTGGGGTTCAGTGGCAAGCAAGTCAGCAACCAAAATATGTGATGCAAGATTCTAACTATGCTGTTACTGAAATCCACGGTGCTGATGAAAATGAAGTTTCTTCAACTAAAACCACAGTTGGTTTAGCACATGCTGGTTGGGTTGGAATTAAAACATATGTCGATTCTTCAGGTAGATTGAGAACTAAGAGTGAAGTTCTTGTCGCAATGTCTGGCATTACAACTGGAACTTCTACTTCAGTTGGCGCTGGTGGAGATGCTGATGATGATCCTGTATTACCAGATAGTTTGATTGTTATCAGCTCACAACCTGCTAATGCAGTTGGTGTTGCTACAACAACTCTCACATTCTCCGTAACTGCTGCAGCAACTCCAGTCGCTGCTTCACTATCTTATCAGTGGCAGTTCTCCAGTACTGGTGTTGCTTACACCAATATTACCAACAATTCTGTTTACTCTGGAGCAACAACCGCTGGACTTGGAGTTACCGCAACCAATACTGCACTTAATGGTTTCTACTATCGTGTTCTCATTAGTGCAACTGGCATCACCACTGTTACATCTAATGCTGCAACCTTGACTGTTTCTTGATAATTTAATTAGATTATGAGATTTGATGAATTGAATGAGAATAATTATATAATGTTTGCGATAAAACATTACGAAAATCCTCATGCGGTAACGCAAGAGGATTTTTATGAAGATCTAAAAAGATTCAAATGGATAAAAAGACTTTTAAAAAGGTATAAAACTACTGGAATTTTAAAGTCTCATCTCCTTATGAATCATTTCATTATTCTTTATAATGTGTTTGGAGAAGCTGCAACTCCTCTTTTATTTTTTAAAATAGACAGAGATTTGTGGCCAGTTATAAAAAGTTTTGTAGTATATCTTGGAAGACTTCCTGAATATCCAAGATCAACTTTGCACGATATTCCACTAGATGAAGATTGTCTCAGAGATCTCAATAGAATATGAAAGACCACATTCTTCAAAACGCAATTAGTATTATTCGTAACCTCATGGAAGAGGGTATGGTCGTTGGTACGGGAGGATTCACTGGTTCTGCAGATCCAAAAGGTCCAGTTGCTGGATTCGATCCTGTTATGAAACTTGATGGAAGATCTAAAGTTATGAGAAGATTGCCCCCACAGTATAGAAAATCATTAACATCTAAGAAGAAAGGAAAGTAAGATGGCCTTCGGTCTTCAAAAATTAGCGGTTCTTGAAAGTAAACTGGGAATTTATGAAGATCTCTCCAAAGAGATGTTGGATAAACTTGAGAGAGCGGTAGATAAGATATCTGAGGGAAATAGTCAAATAGCACAAGTTCTCGCTAGACATGAAGAGAGATTAGAAAATTCTATTAGAGCGGATGAACTTATTCTTAAGATGATGGAGGAGATGAAGGAGTCTAACTCTAAAGAACATCAAATGGTCATAAAAAGAATTGAGACTGTAGAAACTAGAGTTAATGATCTTGCAACTTTTAGATGGATAACTGTTGGTATCGCTACAACTGCCGCAGTCATCATCAGTTCCGCAGGATTCTTTGGAAATATCTTGACAACAGGGAATAGTGGTAGTACACTAGGGGGAGCTAATACAACCCTTTCTAAATGAGCCTCATTGATTCTAAGTATATTGGACTGGTTTCAGTAAGACTTCAAAAGTTTGCAAAAAAGAAAGAGGGTCTCTATAACTTTCGTTGTCCGTATTGTGGAGATTCTACAAGACACAAAAACAAGGCTAGGGGATACTTGTATCGTCTGAAGAACGATCACAATTTCAAATGTCACAACTGTGGCGTCTCCAGAACCTTCACAAACTTCCTGAAGGATGTTGACCCCGCATTGCATGACCAATACGTCTTTGAGAGGTATAAAGTGGGGGCTACAGGGCGGGGATCCAATACTCCTGAACCCGTAGAGTTTAAATTTGAGAAACCAGATTTCTCAAAAAAGGATTTTGATCTGCCAAAAATTTCAGAACTAAATACAACACACCCCGCAAGGAAATTTTTAGACAACCGAAGAATTCCCGTTAAGTATCTGGGCGAACTTTACTTCGCCGAAAAGTTCAAAGAATGGACTAACACTCAGAAATATACTTTTGATAACTTAGAGAATGACGAACCACGGATCATTATTCCCTTAAAAAATAAAGGAAAAATATTTGGGTTTCAGGGGAGATCGCTCAATCCAAAATCAAAACTTAAGTACATTACAATCATTTTGGATGACCACCACCCCAAGATCTATGGTTTGGACAAGGTTGACTGGAATAAAACGGTTTATATCGTAGAAGGCCCTTTTGATAGTATGTTTATTGAAAACTCTATTGCAATGGTCGGTGCAGATATGGACAAAATGTTTTTCGTATCAAACTTTGAAACAAATTTTGTGATGGTTTATGATAATGAAAAACGCAACAAACAAATTGTTGATAGAATGGAAAAGGCGATAGATTGGAAATTCCCAATAGTTATTTGGCCTGATACTATCAATGAAAAAGACATTAACGATATGATTTTATCTGGACTTAACGTTCAATCTGTGATAGAATCCAATGTCTATAGTGGCTTACAAGCTAAAACAAAACTTACTAGTTGGAAGAAGACATGAGTAACGGGACTAAAGTTGTAAAAAGAAACGGAAATACTGAGAACCTGAACCTAGACAAAATTCATAAGATGGTTGAAGAAGCATGTAGCGGTCTCGCTGGTGTTTCTGCATCTCAAGTGGAAATGCAATCAGGTATCCAATTTTATGATGGTATTACCACTGCAGAAATTCAGGAGATTCTGATTCGTTCTGCATCCGATCTTATTGATCTTGAGGCTCCTAATTATCAATTTGTTGCCGCTAGACTTCTTTTGTTTGGACTTTACAAACAAGTCTTCGGACCATCTTGGAATCAAGGATTTCCTCACATTTATGATCATCTAGTGCATGGTTCCTGCAGTAACATTTACGATAGACATCTGCCCGCAAAATATACTAATGATGAGTGGGATAAAATTAATAGTTGGATTGATCATGATCGTGACTTTCTATTCACTTATGCAGGTCTACGTCAAGTCGTGGATAAGTATCTTGTGCAGGATAGGAGTAGTGGTGTGTTGTACGAAACACCACAATATATGTACATGTTGATTTCTGCAACAATTTTCGCAGAATATCCAAAAGAGACTAGACTGGACTACGTTCGTAGGTATTACAATGCAATCTCCAAACACAGGATCAACATTCCTACGCCAATCATGGCAGGTGTTAGAACCCCACTTCGCCAATTTGCAAGTTGCGTTCTTGTTGATGTTGATGACACCCTTGATAGCATCTTCAGCTCTGATATGGCAATTGGTCGCTATGTTGCTCAAAGAGCAGGAATTGGTATCAATGCAGGTCGAATCCGTGGCATCAACAGTAAAATCAGAGGCGGAGAAGTACAACACACAGGTGTTGTACCTTTTCTCAAGAAGTTTGAAGCGACTGTCCGATGCTGTACGCAAAATGGCATACGAGGTGGATCCGCGACAGTCCACTTCCCAATCTGGCACAAAGAAATAGAAGATATTATTGTATTAAAAAATAACAAAGGAACCGAAGATAATCGTGTTCGTAAGTTAGACTATTCAATTCAATTCTCAAAACTTTTCTATGAAAGATTCATTAATGATGAGGAAATGTCCCTCTTCTCACCTCATGATGTTCCGGCAGTTTCTGATGCTTTCGGGCTTCCTGAGTTTGATGATCTCTATGTGGCTGCAGAACGAGATGAGTCTATTCCAAGAAAAACTGTCCGCACTCAAGAACTTATTCTGAGTATTCTAAAAGAACGTGCAGAGACTGGTCGTGTTTATATTATGAACATTGACCATTGTAATTCTCACAGTTCTTTTGTGGATAAAATTTGGATGAGTAATCTTTGTCAAGAAATCACACTTCCTACCGATCCCATTCAACATATTGATGATGGTGCTGGAGAGATCGCACTCTGCATTCTTTCTGCTATTAATGTTGGTAAGATTCGTGAACTTGATGATCTTGAAGAACTTTGTGATCTTGCAGTCCGCAGTCTTGAAGAACTTATTGACTATCAGGAATATCCTGTCAATGCTGCAGAACTTGCTACAAAAGCTCGTAGATCCCTTGGTGTTGGGTATATCGGACTTGCACATTACTTTGCAAAACATGGCGTTAAGTATGATTCCCAACAAGCTTGGGACATGACTCATGAATTGACCGAATCCTTCCAGTATTATCTCCTTAAATCATCCAATCAACTTTCTATAGAAAAGGGTTCTTGTACTGATTTCAATCGTACAAAATATTTTGAGGGACTTTTGCCAATCGATACATACAAGAAAGATGTAGACGAAATTTCATCCGTCAATTATAAACATGATTGGGAAACACTTAGGTCATCAATCTTGGCTCACGGTCTCAGGCACTCAACACTGTCCGCACAGATGCCATCGGAGAGCAGTTCCGTTGTGTCAAACGCAACCAACGGAATCGAACCACCTCGCGGATACTTGTCCGTTAAGAAGTCGAAGAAGGGCCCTCTCAAACAAATCGTACCTCAATATGGGTCACTCAAAAACAATTATACTCTTCTATGGGACATGCCTGATAACACTGGTTATATTAACGTCGTTGCCGTCATGCAAAAGTTTTTTGACCAAGCCATCAGTGGAAACTGGTCCTACAACCCCGAAAACTATCCCGATAACGAAGTTCCAGTCTCAGTAATGGCCCAGGATCTTCTCCGAACCTATAAGTTTGGATGGAAGACAAGTTACTATCAAAACACTTATGATCATAAGACTGATGAAATTAAGGAGGACACCACAAAACAACAGTTAGACAAATTACTTGATGAAATTATGAATTCTAGTGAGGAAGATTGTGAAAGTTGCAAAATCTAGTAAAAAACAGGAGTTACAAATGGTACAAGGAATGACCGTATTCAACACCAGCACCGATGTTGATACTCGCAAACAGCCAATGTTTTTTGGACAGCCACTAGGTTTGCAACGTTATGATCACTACAAATATCCAGTATTTGATAAACTGACTCAACAACAACTTGGATACTTCTGGAGACCCGAAGAGGTTTCTCTTCAGAAAGATCGTGGAGATTATCAATCTCTTCGCCCAGAACAAAAACATATCTTTACTTCTAACTTGAAGTATCAGATCATGTTGGATTCCGTTCAAGGTCGTGGTCCAGGTATGGCATTTATTCCTTATTGTTCTCTCCCAGAACTTGAGGCTTGCATGGAAGTGTGGGGATTCATGGAAATGATTCACTCTCGTTCTTATACATACATTATTAAGAATGTTTATTCGGATCCTGCAGAAGTATTTGATACGATTCTGGATGATGAAAAAATCATGGGTCGTGCAACGACTGTAACTGGTGCTTATGATGATTTCATCAATTCTGCACAAGAATACGGCACTTCTACTGCATGGAAATTTGCACAAGAGGGAGCTGGATACGCTAGAGAAGATCGTATTGAACTTAAGAGGAAACTTTACAGAGCTATTGCAAATGTCAACATTCTTGAAGGTATCAGGTTTTATGTCTCGTTCGCTTGCAGCTTTGCGTTCGGAGAACTTAAACTTATGGAGGGATCCGCTAAAATTATCTCTCTCATCGCAAGAGACGAAAATCAGCACCTTGTCATTACTCAGAACATCCTCAATAAGTGGCGCGAAGGAGATGATCCAGAGATGCAACAAATTGCTAAGGAAGAAGAGGGGTGGGTAACATCTGCATTTGAAAATTGCGTCAACGAAGAAAAATCTTGGGCTAAATATTTGTTCAAGGATGGTTCGATGATTGGTTTGAATGATAAACTTCTTAACAACTATGTTGAGTGGATTGCAAATCGTCGTATGAAGTCTATTGGACTCAAACCAATGTATGATGTTCCTGCAAAGAACAATCCACTTCCTTGGACTGAACATTGGATTTCCTCTAAGGGTCTTCAAGTTGCTCCACAAGAAACAGAGGTTGAATCTTATGTTGTTGGTGGCATCAAACAAGATATGAAAAAGGATTCATTTGCTGGGTTCAAACTCTGATCTAAATAAAAATAACAACTGAATTGAAATAAGTCTTATGGCTACTCAAACTAAAATTCCGAGGGTGGTTTCGGAAGATCTGCCCTCCAATCCTTTTTCTTTTGAAGTTCTTGCACTTGCTGCAAAACAAAAATCAAATGCAAAGAAATCAGAAATTCTACAAAGGTATTCTGATCCTTCTTTGAAAACCATCTTAATCTGGAACTTTGATGAAACGATCGTATCCATGCTTCCAGAGGGATTAGTTCCTTATGCAAGTGTTGGACAACAGAATGTTCGATCTGGAAATCTTAGCGATAACATTGAGAGAGCTGTTCAAATGATGGGGGAACTTGACTCCAATTCTATTGGATCTCAAGATCAGGGTAGAACATCTATTCGTAAAGAGTACACATACTTTTACAATTTTGTGAAAGGTGGTAATGATCGTCTTTCCAGTATGAAGAGAGAGACAATGTTTATTAGTATTCTTGAGGGATTGCATCCTCTTGAAGCAGAAATTTTGATGCTTGTTAAAGATAAAAAGTTACAAGAAAAATATAATATTTCTAAACAGAATGTTTCTGATGCTTTTCCTGACATTCAGTGGGGCGGTAGATCCTAAATACCTATTAGGAAATAGTATCTAAAAAAATGTCAAAGCTGGTAATTAATACAGGAACAACTCCAAATGATGGTACTGGCGATTCTCTGTTAGCTGGTGCTGCAAAAATAAATTCAAATTTTACGGAAATCTATAGTTCTATCGGTGATGGCACTACTTTAGGTATTGCTTCTTTTACTCAACTGAATGTTTCTGGAGTATCTACATTTGCAGGAATCACTACCGTAACTGGTGTAACTTTATTCTCTAAACAACTAAATGTTTCTGGTGTTAGTACAATCACCACTGTAGGTGGTACTAACGCAACTTATACTACAGGTAACTTTACTACAGGTAATATTGTAACAGGTGTTGTTACTAATATTTCTGGAACCAATTTAAATTATACTGGAATAGCCACAGTTGGATCAGTTAATATTGGTGCAACACAAGTCATCAGTTCTGCAAGGCAATTGCAGAATATTGCATCATTGGATGCAACTACTACTGCTACTATAGAGTCTGCTGTTGCT